ATGATGCAGTTAAATGCATTAAGCTATTAGCTAAGTATGAGGATATGTCGGAGGAAGAAGCAGTGGAGTACTTCGAGTACAACACACAGGGTGCATTCGTAGGTGAACACACACCTGTGTTCCTTTATAAGTGATTACATGAACCTCTTAATCATGTATTCGTAGGTATAGACCTTACCATAGTCTTTATTCTCATCCATGGTCCTGCCATTGTGATCCTTAGCATATAGTTCATTAATAGCTGTACGTGCAACAGCAGGTAGCTTATTGAACTTCATGCGATTGACTCTGTCTCGATCCTTAGCCATCATTTGCGCTTGCGTAGTTTGACGAGCTATAGATAGAGCACCTTCTTCGCCTGTTAAGTTTTCAATGAATGCTATTTTCTTTTGCGTAGGGGTATAGCTTTGATAACGCTCACTCTTTAGTAGCGTGGCTATTCTACTTTCCATTAACGGTACAGCTGCCTTAATAAAAGCACGATCATAAACCTTATCACCTGTGCTACCAAATACAGCATATGGATCTATCTTTAGCTTAACAAACTCTTCTTCAACAGCACCCTTCTGTGGTACATTTCTAATACCAGTTAAGCTGTTAAAGAATTCACCTGCACGTACAGGTGCTTTGTCTGAGAAGTAAGGTTGGAATTCAGGTAAGTCTTCTTTAAACTCAGGGATCTTAGCTATTACTCGTTGAACAGCAGCTTGACCAGCAGTCTTTGCTAGTCCCAGTAATCCCTCTTCTCTACCCAAAGTATCGACTACATTCGGATCTCTAGCAATCTGCCCTTCTTTATCAAACAAATCTAAGTACTCTGTAATAGATTTAAAGGGAGTCGTAAAGCGACCAAAGAAGTCACCAACTACCCTGCCTAAAGCAATAGACAATCTCTCGGTTAACTTACCTTCCGTTCCAGCCAATGCTTTTGGTAATTCATTTAACAATCCAAGCTGAGTTCCTGCTGGCATTTTCATACCTATAATTGCTTCTGCCACTTCAAGTAACTTAGCATCTTCTAATTTACCTAGCTTTATCTTGGCAGCAAAATCTCCAATAGCCATGATAGGACCTAGAGGAAACACACCACGGATATCAGTAGTACTACCATCGTCAGACTTGACGTTATAAAACTCGGTATCTTGATTCTCTAATCGGTATTTATATGCAGCATACATAGCTGCTGTACCTGCCATACCACGAGACATCTTAGTTATACCTTGCTCTAACAAAGCTTGACCTGCTTCTGCCTGACCTTTAGCTAACTTAGCAGCACCCTGTGCAATTTCGGATGCTCCAGATGTAGCCCCAAGTGGACTGTACCTATACTGGAATGCCATAGCATTAGCCATGAAGCGAGGGAATGGAGCGACTAAAGACATACCCGGCTTTTCAAAGATACGAATAACATCCGCAGCTAAGTTTTCGGACCCAGCTTCCACACCTTTCTTCGTAGCTTTTTGTTGCTTAGGGACATATGAGAAGGTAGCCTTAAGGGTTTCGTCCGTGGCTGTTTTAAGTATGTCAGCAGGAATGACAGTATCATTCGCTAGGACTTCGTCCATCTTTAATCCTATACGTCTTAACTGCCGATCAACACTTGATGCAAAGATAGCACGTCTAAAAAAAGCGTCTTGTGCTACGTTTAAAGTGTTCACTGCTTTGGAGATACGAGTTAAGTCTTCATTGCCTGTCTCTTGCAGTGCAGTAAAAATCTGCTGCTGTAACTTTGGATTACGTTTTAATAACGCATCAACAGTCTCTGCAGTTAAACCTGCATCACTGAGATATCCCAATGTAGCAAAGCTATCTCGAAACACATCAACTAAACCCCGACCTGTAGCTTCCGCTGAAATCCTACCCCCCGCCAGTGCATTCATAGCACGACCACCAGCGTACAGAGTATTCTCAATGAGCTTAGCACCTGCATCAAAGGTTAAGCCTATGCCAGTACCTAAGATGTTACGTGCTGTTGTACCAATACCTGACACTACTAAAGCTTTAGACTCCCGCTCTAGTCTACGTATTGCAGCTAAGAAACTACCGATAGGAGTTACTAAGTTTTCATCTGCAGCTAACAGCGCATCTAACTTTTTCTGTGCTTCCTTGTCAATAGCTCCCAACTTCTTCATGACTTTACTTAACTGGGAATACGCATTCAAAGTTTGACCAGCTTCACTAGTAGTAGTTTGAATAGCATTAGCAAAGTCTACAGCTGTAATGTTTGCTCTGGATAAAGCATTCTCAAAGATGTTCTCATCTAAGTCATCTAGATTAGCAATGATGTCATTGACTGCCCTACTAATCTGCTGCCCTTCTTTCGGTCTAAACTCAGGAGCAAGATACATGACGTACATAGCTACTTCCATAGCTTTCTTATGGAGGTCTTTACGTACTACAGATTCTGTGATTTCAGTAGGAGGAGCTAGTGCATCTAATACTTTTCTTCCTTCAAAAATATCAGACTGCTTTTCTAACTCAGCTTGATTAGCACTAAACAGTTCTTTCAGTTTAGTTAATTGTTCATCTTCTTTAACAGGGACTTTCTTACCTGCAATCATTCGCTCAAAGCGTTCTCTAGACGGTTCAATCTTTTTACCCATGGTACTAGCAACCTCAGCACCACCAGCTAATACCCCGATAGCAGCACTAATACCAAACTGTAGTTTATCCCACTGGTCTTTCTGAGTGCCAGTCTCTCTCGCTACCTGTTGATCAATAGCACTTTGACCTACACCTAAACTTGCTTCAAGGGTAGCAACTGCACCAAAAGCTTTTAGCTTAGAGCTAAGTACATTCTGAATAGCACCACGAGCAATAGCATAACGAGTAGCTGCGCCAGCACCAAAGCCTATTAGATTAGCAGGGTCTGTTACAGCGGAAAGTAATCCTTCAGCTACAGGTCTAATGCCCGGCTGTCCACCTTCTGAATAGAAAGACGGTACTGCATTGAATAGGTTATGCGCCCTAGCTGCTTTAATGACATCATCTTGCTTAGCATTACTTAGCCAGTTTAATTCCGGGATAGCATTGAGGGAAGTGTTCCACTCTACCTGACGCATTGAAGTCATCCATCTCTTAGCATAGTCCTCATCAGACTCATCTTTCTTCTGCTTACCCGCAGCACCAAAACGAGCTTCCGCATAATCACGAATAACTTTAAGATTATCTGGCTTCGTGTACAAATCCTTAAACGGAATCTCTTTTGCTTCGATAGTACCAACTGTACCAAGTTTGGCTCTCTCTTCTGGAGTACCTGCAATGCGTTGAATCTCGGGGTCTTCTTGATACTTAAATGAGGGGGGAGGTAAATCAAACTCTGATGTAGGTGCTTTATCGACTGGAGCAGGCGGCAAGTCAAAATCAGAAGCAGGTACTGCTGCTGCTGCAGCCCTCTGTTCTTCCGTTATTGTAGGTTCAATGTCGAGAGGGGCACCTCTAACAGATACCTCCGCTACTGGCAAATCAAATTCACTAGCCATTTATATGTCCTTGTTATTCTTTTTATTACTGCCAGCCAACACCATTCCATGTTCTAATTATACCGCCATCGCCTGTGTATTTCTGACCGGGAATTAATTTAGAACGATCCGCTTTTCCATCGGGTCCTTTAGGGATAGCAATAGCCTGTTCAGATATAACTGGAGGAGTACCACCACCCGCATTAGCCCCAGCTGGTGCTGAAGGTTTACGCCAAGACACATTACCATCGTCATCTACAGTAGCATATGGCAACAGTGCATCACGGGCATTGCGATCTTTAGGATTGATAAGCTTATTATCTTTATTAATAATCTTTAAATCTTGGAACCCGGCTGCAATGTGATTGTTTTTAACTTCTATATATTCTGATACTTGTTTTTCAGTAGCTCCAGCCATAATGATAGGTTCTGGATTATCTTTTTCCCAGCGGATAACCCCACTCTTTTCGTATGGATATAAGTTAGCTTTGAGTGATCTATCAATTGCACTATTAATTGCAGAAGCTGGTCTAGGTTTAGCCTCATCTCCCGGCTCTTTAAACATTTCTTTAACACGAGTACGAGCACTAAGTTGATTTTGCAATGCAACACTCTCAGGACTTTTAGGATCTTCCCCTCTAGCCATCCGATCTGCTAGTCTATTCTGAAGATCAGAAACGCCTTCGGGCTTAGCGAATTGACTTAAGTTCAATTGACCTATCGTAGGTTTAAAGTCAGAGCCTAGATCTACACGACCCCTAGCAATAGCCCTAACTTCAGCAGCAGTTCTACCTGAGACAGATTCAAACTCTTTTTCAGCCTGTGCTACACCGGGAGACTCAAAGCCAAATGCCCCACGTACAACTTGAGTAGGTTTACCTACACCTTGATCAACAGCAATGCTGGTTTTCTTACGTACAAATTCTTCTGGGTCCATCTCAGTACCGGGCTTAGTAACTTTAAAGATACTTGCAAAGTCTACATCCCGTAAATCTTTTTTATTGTTTAGATCTTCGATAAGTTTCTTAGCTACAGGAGGTTGTTGAATAAGACCTAGGATCTGACTCTTAGTAAATCCAACACCTTGTGCATTCACATATGTAGACAATTGCTTAGCCTGTTCAGATAGAGTATCACGCTCTGTCTTCATACCCTTTTCTTTAGCCGAAGCCTCTTGAACTAGCTGATCTAATTCTTTAGTAGCCCCATTACGAATCTGCTTATTACGAGATTCGATAGACTCTGCTGCGCCTGTAGAAAAGCCAGCAACTAATGCTCCGAAATCAAATGCCATATTATTCTACCATCCCTTTCTGTGGTCTAGACATCAACCCCATCGGTTCCATCATAGGAGGTTCTTCTGGTAGTGCTGTTGTTTCTTCTTCTGGTTCAGCCATGGATTTCTCTAGGTCTTTCATAGCCATTCTTACAGCACGAGGATTAGCCATAAAGCCTTCCATGATCTGATCCATAGACTCGGCATAACGAATGCCATACATGTCTCCGATAGCCATAATCATTTCTTCTACTGCTGGGGCAACAAGGATTCCTACATCAATAGTGTGTAGTCCTTCCATGACACTAGTCTTCTGTAGAATGTTAGCTACGTTCTGTACTGGAACTTGTAGCTCTAACATTTCTAGAATAGCATCGTGACTATCTGTGTCAGAAATTAATCTACCAGAATAAAACTCAAGAGCATCCTCAACAGTGACAAGCATAGGAGGATTTTCCCATGGACGATTACCCGGTTCTGTCGTTAAAGACATTCCGGGGATTGGGGCATTTACAAATCCAGCATCAGCAGCCATTACTTTGATCCCTTCTTCTTTATATTATTCTGTTGGAACTCTAATCGTTTCTGACGGAGGGCATATACAAATTCACCAATAGTAGCTATTGAGTCTTTCTGTTCGGGAGTACCACGAGCCATGGGGTTTTTGGGTGATAGCAGTCCTTTAGAATCATTACCTTTGGAAGAAGCACCATCTTTCTGCTTTATGTACGCTTCAATCTTTTTTTTGTATGTCTTAACACTCATTGTTTATTCCTCAAAATTGGGTGCAACATAGCCACTGCTCCCCAGATCTTCTGGTCTTGCCATGGCAGGTCCAGAATCAAAGAAGCTACCTACCCACTTGGAACCCTCAGTCCAGACTTTACCTCCAACTGAGGATAGTGCTTTCAAGGCATCTGCAGGTAAGCTAGTTCCAGATATAATACTTGCAGCAGACTTACCAATAGCCATTGTAATCTCAGCATCTTTAGCCATAGTAGCAGCTAAGATAGTAGCGTTAGCAGCAATCTCTTGTTTAGCAATTGCATTGACACGCTCTTTGGCACTCTCAGAAGACTTCCATGAATACTCAATCTCATCACGGAACTGCTGCCACATATTGTTGTATTCTACCATGGTAACTTCCATAGCCTTGGTAGCATTAAACTCATTAGCCCTGTTAATAGCTGCAGTGTTAGCAGTAGAAATCTCTCTACGCCACTGGGCATTTGACTGGTCAATCACAAGTCTATTCTGAGCATTGAACTGATCACGCTGGTTCTGTACTTCGGAATTAAATTTAGCTACAGTATTTGCTTGGTCAGTATTAAACTGTGACATAGCATTGGTTTGTGTAGTATTAAACTGTCCTACCTGTGTAGTCAGGTTAGCAAAGAACTGGTCTGTCTGATTCTGACTGGAGGCATTGAACTGCCTAGAGGCATTAACAGCAGCTGTATCTGTTAGGATAGACTGTACATTTGACTGTGCTTTAAACATCTCAGTCTGCTGTTCATTAGCTAAGTTAGCCATATCCATCTGTAAGAAAGACTGGGCATTAACTACAGCAGCTTGCTGACGGTTGTTAAGGTTAGCAGATTCTAAGTTAGCTATCTGTGCAGCATTAGCCATGACTAACGCTTGACTGTTAGATAAGTTAGCTAGATCCATAGTCTGTGTCAGACGGGCATTCTCTAAGGCAATCTGTTGCTGTGCACTAAAGTTTACGTTTGCTATATCCGATACCTTAGCTGCATTCATAACCCGTGTCTGGAAAGACTGATCAAACTCTTGACCTAAGAACTGGGCACGTTGCTGGGCATTAAGAATAGCAACCTGCTGTTTATTGGATAAGTTCTGTAATCCCATCTGTTGGAATACAGCAGCATCCTGAGCAGCGATAGGTGTAGCAGCTTCAAGTGTAGCTTGGATAATAGCTTGACCTGCTAAGCTAGAAGCACCTAAACCCCTTGCAGCCATCTGTGCAGTAGCATTACGCAATGAAGCAGCTGCCCATGTTGGGGGATTACCTGCTTCAAAGTTAACCAGTAACTTACTTAGCTGACCTTGAACTGTCATGTCTTCTGTTACAACACCTTGAGCAGCTTCATTCTTAGCAAGGTTAGTTTCTACAGTAGCCATATCTACAGCAGGACCTGCTACTACTTCATCAGCCTGTAGTGTACGAGTAGGTGCACCAGTTACTTGTGTTGCAGTTCCCTGTGCAGCTTTTAAGTCACTAACAGCTGTAGTGGTAGGAGCCATCTCTGCTGCTTGTACCTGTGCTTGAGATGCTACTGTACCTTTTGCAGCCTCTACATCCTTAAGTGCAGTACTTACATCTGGGGCAGCAGTAGCTGCAGTAACTGTAGCTGCAGGAGTAACAGTAGGGGCAGCAGTCGTAGCAGCTGTAACTGGAGCAGCACCTGTGACAGTAGTTGCCAGTGAAGGGGCAAGTGTGGTAGAAAGTGATTGATCTGTAGTTGCGGTTTGAAGTGCTGGGGCTACCTGTGCAGCATTAGGCTGAATAGGTAAACCTGTGACAGTATCAACTGTGGTAGTACCCGCAGCTTGCGATGTCGGTATACCAGAAACAGGTGTAGTAGTTGTAACATCTCCACCAACAGCATACTTATTAACCATACCACCCCTAGCCATGAACTTCTCTGTAATCAAACCATATTTCTGGGCATCAGCAGGAGTGGACTTAAGGTACTTATCAAACATATTCATAGGTCCTTCATAGCCCATCTTACGAGCTACTATTTCCCGTTGCTTTTCTGTGAATGTTTTATCTGCCATGTTATCTGAAACCTTAAGAGAATATTCTAGTACCAGCTTTGTCTATAATTAATGCTTGTTTACGTGGTGGTCTTGCAACAGTGTCAGGAACGCTTATATGGGTCCATGAGCCGAATTCTTCTATGATCTGATCATACCCTATGTCCGATGCAATGACAGCCTCTACGACCTGTTTAGGGGTCATGCCGGGGACACGGATGTCAGCAGCACACCCGATACGATGTTGGCTGGTATCTTTCGATCCAACCGAATCATTCACAGCCTTGGACCTGAAGCCTGAGTTTAACAGAATAGGCTTGTTAAGTAAAGATCTAACCTCTTCCAGTAGTACAGCTAAACGAACTAGATTAGAAACCTCTAAAGCATTAGGGGTATTATCTAAGTTCTTACGCTCTGCTACTTCCGAGTGGGTTAGTTCTTCAAGGGTAAAGTGTTCACTTAAATTCACTTAGCTTTGCTCCTAATTTCTGTTACCTTCTCTAATGTACGTGATCCAAAATACGCCCCGAAGACGAGCATACCCCAGTTTCCTAGCAAAGTTACGTAACTTTCGTTAGCATTCAATCCAAAGGCTGACATCATAGCAAAGACAAAATAACCACCAAGGATAGCTATAAGAGCCATGGGTCTAATGTTTTTAGATAGCCACGAATCAGAAGACATATCCGCTTTCCATCTGTCTGATACATTGTTCTGCTCATTCATGTCAGCTTGAAGGTCAGCAAGTTTACCCTCTTGAGCTAACTTAGCTAGGTCTAATTGTGCTTGTGCTTTAGCAGCCGGGTCAGGAATTAATTTATCAACTAACTTCATTCCTACGCTAATGATGTCATCTATGCCAAACATATTATCTCCACATTCCCCAAGTACATTCGTATGCTATCCAACTAGCAAATATGTAACAGAGCAACATAACGCTTTTCATTACTCGTCTGTCGTGTTGTTCTAAATACCTATCTTGCCGTTCTTCCCACAATTTTCTTGCCTTAATACCTTGTATTTCATCCCAAGCGTGACTGCCGTACTTCTTAGTAATCTGCTCTTGAATCTTAGCTTCTGACTGCCGTGCTATTAAAAGTCTTTGCCACTCGTCCACTGCTTCAATAATGGTTGCATTGTCCGGGTTAACTTGCCTAGCTTTTTTCCTAGACTCAGTTCTTTCTTTTGCTGCTGAGTCTGCTAACTCTAAGACACCGTCAATTGCTTTAGATAATTCTTTGCTTGCTTTTACTGATTCATTAATTGAACTAGTAACGGCTTTAACGCCCTCGGTTATTCCAAATGGATCGGGCATAGGTTATCATTTTCTAAAAACCATTTCAGTCATGTAGCTGATAAAAGCACCAGCAACAGAAGCGACACCCATCAATGCCCACAGAGAACCTTTACTACGCTCTGCCATAGCCACTAACTTCTTGATGTCTACTTCCATAGCATCTACCTTACGCTCTAAGTTCTCAACGGAATTAACTAACTTGCCGTACTCGATTGGGTCTATGTCTGTCATGCTGGCATCCTTGCGGCTTGTTCCGCTTTAAATGTTTCGTATGCGGCTTTAACTTCATCAGTCCATGCAGCATTACAAATGTCTTTGACCTTTTGTTCTTGACCGCTAATGTCGGAATCAGGAGTTAATACCCAACGATGAAAGGTGCGAGATACAAATTCACCATCTCGTTCAATGATGGTAGCTTGGCGAACTTGAATAAATCCATGTTCTATTACTTCAATGCGGTCAATGCTTGTATTTTCTGTAAGTGCCATTTGTATTCCTTAACCCGTAATATAAGTAACTGTAGACCAAAGATATTTATTTGTTCCACTAGCAGAAATGCTTTCTGTATTAAATGATGAGCCATTATTAATAGCATATAAACTTAAAGTAGTACTAGTTATATACCAAACATTATAGGTTCCTGTTGATGGTAAGTTATATAACATAGGTGGACAACCAATTTGTGCAACAGACCCAGCAGCAGCAAAAGGTAACCCCGTTACTATTAAAGCACCAGAAGCTCCTGCGGTATTTACATCATTAAAATTAAAACTAACAGTTACTAATTTTCCAATTTTTATATATGCGCTTATTACTGTTGTTATTGGTGTTGTTGGTGCAGTAGTACCACCAGTTAATGTTGCTGTCCAAGTACCTTCCTCGTAATCATCTAATGTATTAGCATCAGCACTAGGTACGGCAGTAGCAGGGAAGGTAACACCGTTAAGTGAAAGGGTTTGTGCTGGGGCAATCATGCCCGATGGTACTTGTGTTAACGCCATTATGTTGCTCCTTCTGTATTCTCGCCTGTCGGCTGCGATTCTGCTGGTAATGGGGTGTTGCCTTCTTCAAGCCATTTTAGGTATTCTTCATATTCGGGAAGAGTTCTAACATAAGGAATAAATGTATTATCAGATAAACGCACGACTGCATTTTCTTGATGTGTAAATGGGTCTTTTGATAGTTTATACATAATTTTTCCTATAATTCAATTGTAGCAACGTATACAGTATTTGAAGTGGTGGCATTACTGCCAAAAAACCCTAGTACATTAGTACCACCTACGGTGAATGTTCCCGCAGTAGCAGTAGCTGTGACTGCTGGTGCTGACCTCATTGAAACAGGAAACTGAGCTGATTGATATGTTCCACCATTACATACTAAAGAAAGACCATTAACTGAATTTAAATAATATCTCTGACATAAAGCCAATTCCTGCTGATACTGTCTGTATTCAAATCCAGTAGCAAAACTACCTACTTCTAGTTGAACTCTATCTAATTGCCATGTTCCGCTTATTTGTGCGCCTACAGTAAATACAATTTCAATACCAGTTGTTGCGGCTAATGGGATTGCTATTTGTGCGCTGTATTGCGTTAGCGTGGAAGTAACTGTAAATGTGCCTGTGGCAATTTGAGTGCGTGTAGGGCTTGCCAAAGTACCAAATGCATCAGTTGTATTAGCGTAATAAGCTGTCCAAGTAACTGAAGTTAACAGACTATTTGCAATAAAAGCAGATAAGGTAACTGTTTGACCAGCTAGATCATACGAATTTAAAGATTCAATACGTTGACCACAACCAATAGCCGTAACAGATGCCGCACCTGTAAATTGCAATAAGTTACGATTGTTTCCTGTTCCTGATACTTGTGCCATTGTTACGTTAGCACCTGTGCAGTAACCATAGAATCTATCTACTGTTGCATAACCAGCAGCAATAGTTGAACCAGCAGTAATGGTTGCAGAAGTGGCTCGTTGTGCTATATAAAAATTACCGTTTATGATGCGGTTCTTTAATGCCTGAGATACCCCTGTTGAGGCTTGTTGGGCTAAGGCTACGGCTTGTGTCATTCTGTTGCTCCTTGTAGTACAGCTATCTGCTCTTGCAGTTTAGCAATCTGTTGTTCTTTAGTAGGTTGTGATGCAAGCCATTCTTGATAACTAGCTTGTGCTTGTGCTATTTCCGCAGCAGTTAGTTCAATAACTTTACGCTCGCCAGTCATCACATCAATTTCTATTCTGTCCATGATTTACTCGTAAAGAATGTTAATTGAACCAGCGTCAAATGTATCTGTGCCGTTTACTGTAGTAATGCGTATTCTGTCTAATGTGGCTGATAATGTTTTTGAACCACCCATAATTGTCATTGTAGCGGCACTTGAACGACCTAAACCACCAGTTGCAGTCCATGTATTTGAACCGAGCAAACTTATTGAAATAGAACCGTTATATACAGATGATGCCGCATTATCACCGCTAATTAGAAATCCTGTAGACATTTGAGTATTATTTACATTTGCTGTCCACGCAGTACCTAAATAATTAGTAATTTCTATGCCACCTGAATCTCCTAATTGAATTTGAATAATTGATGTTCCATTAGTAGAAACGCTATCAAACATCACAGTAATGCGTTTTACCCAACTAGGTATGCTAGTAAAGTCAATGCTTGTTCCGCTTGTAGATGCTACGGCAGTACCAGCAGTAAACGGCTGGGTTAGTTTGGCTGGAGTAACAGAAGCATCTGCAATCTTTGCAGTAGTTACAGCACCATCATTAATATACGAAGTTGTTACAGCATTTGCTACAGCTGGGATTGCATTAAGCACTGAGCTTACAAAGAACGATACGGTCTCTACTAAGTCACCAGATGACGCAGCGTTAGTCAGCACTACAGTTGTGCCGTTAGTCGCAGTAAAGTCAGCAGAGCCAAGTAACGCACCGTTACGATAGACATCAATAAAGCCTACGGTATAAGACGGTACGGAGAAGGTTGTCTGACCAGCAGTTGCTGTGAACTCGGTCTGGGTTCTGTAGGCGGTATTAGTTACACCTGAAGCTGGGATGCCCAAGTAACGTACCGATATATTACCTGTAGCACTTGGAGGTGCTGCACTGAATGTGAGGGTTAAACCTGAGACAGAATAAGTGGTAGGGTCCTGTAAGACACCTGAAACTGCCACAAGGATAGATGCAGTATTGGCAGGTGCAGCACTTAATGTGAAGGCTGTCTGTGATCCAGTGCCACTGAATTGGTCCGTGAGAAAGGCTACGGATGTAGGTTGATTACCAATATAGCTCATGCTAATTGCTCCGCAGTTGGGCGAGGTAGTGTTGGGTGTTCCCACTTAGCAATGTAAACGCCTTTGCCATCTGAATTGTTTTGTAAACGAATAGTATCTAAAAAATCTTGTTGTATAAGAGTAGGATATAAAGCCCTGATTTTTTCGTATAAAGTCATTATGCCGCCCTTACCATTGAGCCATTAAAATAAGTTAACCAAGCGTTAGTATTAGTGTCTTGTGTAACCCCACTATAACCAAAAATTTCAACGTAATCAGTTGAGCCATTAAAATAAATAACAGAAGAAACAACACTCTGATTATTTGATGAAGTAACATTTGTTCCTCTTTTAAATTCGGTTCCATTTTTGTATATTGAACAAACTAATTGCGTGCTAGTTCCAACGGATACACTACCATTTATTTGATAGTAACCAGCAACAGTTGGTGTAAAACGGCTAGATGCAAAATTGCTATTTGTATCAAATTCTTCTGTGTTAAACAAAACTTTGGTAAATCCACCACCTGTTAGTGAAGTCACAGAACCAGCATAAGCACCAAACGCTGGACCAAGGGCAGTTGTGCCTGTACCACCATTAGCTACGGGCAAAGTGCCGCTAACAGCACTTGCTGCTGGAATTGTACTAATCGGCATTATGTATTCTCCTCATTCAGCGAAGCTGAATTAGTTTCATTACCTTCGGTAATGGCTGGTAATCTTGCTTGTAGCTCTGCGATGGTAGTAGCTTGTGCGTCTACGATTGCTTTAAGTTCTTGAATAGCGGCAGTTAATGTAGCTACAAGAAAGCTGGTGTCGATACCTTGTGCTTTGATTCGTGTCTGCTCATTACCATCTTCATCTGTGTAGGTTTCAACGGCATCTTTTTCTCCTGATACGCAATCAGGAACAACTTCAGCAAGTTCGTGAGCGATAAACCCCTGACCGTCAGAACCATCTATTTTCCACTTATAGGTTACTGGTTTAAGTTGAGCAACAGTAGCTAACGCACCTGTCATTGGTGCAATATTTTCTTTTAAACGGTAATCTGATGATGTGTTAAAAGAAGTAGCAATATTGGTGCATTGGATAGTGCCTACATTATTAGTATTTCTTACAATATATAAAACATTTATTGCTCCAACACCAGTATCGGTATTGTTAGTAACAAGCATATTTGCGCTGCCAGTAACTTCCAACTTAGCGTTAGCAATAGTTGTGTTTCTACCAATATAAATTTCACCATTTCCACCCGTTCCTACATTTACCATACCACTAGAGTCAATACGCATCCGTTCTGTGTTGTTAGTCAAAAAGGTCGTTGCACCAGCAAACTCATTACCAAACGCAACTACACCCTCATAGCCTTTAATATATTGAGTGCCACTTCCAGAGCCACCCATAACTATGTAATTACCACCACGAGCAACTTTAAATGCGTCACCAGTTGTACTTTGTTCTACATGAAGTTTTGTAGATGGACTGCTAGTACCAATACCGACATTCTGTGAAGCATTAATGGTTACCGCAGTAGTTGGGGTAGAACCTGTTTGTAATGTTAATGCTGTATTACCACTGGCAATATTTGTAATTGTTCCAAGTTGTGATGTGCCTACTGTGCCTTGGCTTGGGGCAATCACCTGAGTCGTAGTGCTTAAGTAGCGAACATAGACGTTGCTAGTACCCGCAGATGGGGCAGAGGTAAACGTAATAGTTGTACCACTGAGGGTATAAGCAGAGTTAGGTTGTTGCACTACATTGTTGACTACTGCCTCAATGTCATTAACTGAATTGACAGTACGAGTTAAAGTAAAGGCAGTCTGTGATCCTGTACCATTAAAGTAATCAGTACCAGAGATAAAGCTCTGAGTAGTTGGTGTGTTTCCTAGGTATGGCATTTAAACCTCTTAGGTAATGTTCAGAACAGAAGTAACAACGTCTACAGAACTAGCAGTAGAGCTAAGTACTTTAAGTGCATCACTAGCAATGAGAACAACTTTCTGATCTCCACCAACAATGACTAGTGAGCCACCCACAGGTACTGTTGCACCCTCAACTAAATAGTAGTTAACTGCAGAGCGAGTAATGTAGGCATCTACAGTAACGGGGCTAGTAGTAGTATTAGCACATGACATGCCAATCACAGTAGTCTGTGTAGATCCACCTACAGTTACAACTGTAGCAGCAGAAGTGCCAACATCTTTATTCATGTATGATGTAAATGTATTTGCCATTTGTGTTCCTTGTTATAAATTAGTACTTAGCCCAATGCGATGGCTAATGCCACTGCAGTGCCAGCTGGATCAAAGTCAGTTGTATCTGCTACAGCAGCAGAGCCTAAACCTAAACTGGTTCTTGCTGTTGCTCCAGACTCAGCTACAAAGTTAGTTCCATTGCCTACAATAAAGTTATTGTCGGATGGTGTTAGTCCTGCAATGTCAGCTAACTGTGCATCATAAGCCTGTATGTCAGTACCGACAGTAAGACCTAAAGAAGTCTTCAGGGTAGCACCAGACTCCACTACGAAGTTAGTACCATTGCCGATGATAACACCATTATCTGTAGGTGTCAATCCGGCAACATCAGCTAACTGGGCATCATAGGCTTGTACATCTGTACCAATAGCTAGACCTAGGAAGGAACGAGCAGAGGATCCACCTGCACCTAGAGTAGTTAAGTCAGCATCATAAGCCTGTACATCGGTACCGATTGCTAGACCTAAACTTGTTCTAGCTGTAGCTCCTGTTTCAACTACGAAGTTAGTACCGTTACCAATAACGATACCATTGTCAGTAGGGGTTAAACCAGCAATGTCAGTTAACTGTGCATCAAAGGCTTGTACGTCTGTGCCGATAGCTAAACCTAAAGAAGTCCTAGCTGTAGCACCTGACTCAGTTACAAAGGTAGTTCCGTTACCTACAATGATTGCATTGTCTGTTGGAGTAAGACCTGATAGGGCAGCAAGTTCAGCATCATAAGCCTGTACGTTAGTGCCAATCACTAAACCTAAAGTTGTACGTGCTGTAGCTGCATCTGCATCATCTATTAAGCTACGACCAAAGGAGGTGAGGTCTGCTACAGAAGCAGTACCTGAGCCAGTAAAGTAGGGGAGTTTATCTGCTGCAGAAGTTACACCTGCTAAAGCTGCAAGCTCAGCATCATAGGCTTGTACGTTAGTTCCAATTACTAGACCAAGGGTAGATCTTGCTGTAGCTGCATCTGCATCATCTACCAGTGACCTACCGAACACAGTGAAGTCTGTTACTGCTGCTGTGCCTGAGCCAGTGAAGTAAGGTAACTTATTAGCTGCTGATGTAAGTCCTGCAATTGCAGTTAAGTCAGCATCAAGAGGTTGCTTAGCATCTAACTGAGTTTGAATGGCAGAGGTAACACCATCAACAAAGTTTAGTTCAGTAGCTGTTGGAGTTAAGAGAGTGCCATTTAAATCTAAAGCATCAATGTATGCAGTACCATCAATGTAGGCATCTTTGTACTGGAATGTAGCAGAACCTAAGTCTACTGTATTAGTAGTCTTAGGAATAACCCCACCACTTGTTACTACGACATCCTGTGCAGGACCAATCTTAGTAATTGGTGCACCTTCAGAATTACTACCATCATGAGTATGCCCTGAAGCTTCATCAAATGCAGCAGCAAGAGCATCAAACTCTAAATCTAAATCCGATGCATTGATAATATTACCGTCAGCAATATTGTTAACGGTATCAGCACGATTATAACCTGTAGACATATCTTTACCTTATCGTCTGTCGAATGTTGCGTATTCTAAAGTTGCAGCATCAAGTGAAAATGCAGGATCAGTACTCTCTGAAACAAACTGAAGTGACACAGTAAAACCAGATCCTACTACCTGTGTTTGAAATAGTTTCTTTAACTTAGTTCCGTACCTAGCGGATCCATATGTAGCTGTTGGTGATCCATAAAAACCTACAGCACCTGTATCGTTTGATAGCGTTATGGTGTCTGGTTGTATCACACCTTCATCATCAAAGTCAAGCTTTAAGTTAGCAGATGTGGTAACACTACCTGATGGATCTGTATACAAGAACAACTTATAGAATGTCTTGCGTAGTCTAGGATCCGTCATGGGTACAAATGGAGTAGAGAATGTAGCTACAATATTAGCCCCATCAAAGCTGCTTCCAGATTCCATCTTATATACATAGCCATCTGTCTGAGCAAATACTATAGTCTCAAGACGAGAGAAGTAATCACTGTCTGCTACAAAGGCTCTAATACCCCGCATCTCAGCCCAAGAGATTTCACCTGTCTCATTCCCTACAGTCTGTGTACCTAAAATACCTACGGCATTCTGGGTAGTAACAGCAGCACTAAATCCAAACAAACGATACTGTGACTTCTCTCTAATAACAACACTACAGAAGGAAGAAGATGCAGCAATGAAGCTAGTCATCTCACTCTGGATAGACTTTGATACTACTGCTAAACTAAAGTCACCAATCTTATCTGTTGAACTTAATAGTCTTAGACCGTCAGGACCCAAGAACATAATGTCTGAACCAATCTCTTGGATGGTGTCAGTATCAATACATCCAATGTTTAATGTGATAGGTTGTAACTGAAAGTCAGCAATCGTATTACCTACTAACCTTGATATCTTTTGCTGACTAAAAATAATCAACTGCTCACGGAATACAATCAAACCAGTGATTGCACTACCCATATTAATAGTACCAGCACCATTGGCTGCACTAAAGTCATCATCACTAAAAGGTGCAGTGAAAGTTAGTATGTCACCTTTAGCAAAGAACATTTGATTCTTAAACCAACAAATATGTTCTGCAGCTAGTACTTCACTTGGTGCTTCATTCAATGCTCTGAAAGTAGTATTGTCGTAGAGGAATGGGGCATTGACACTATCAACACCAGCAACCTTCTCAGTAGTACCAATACGATACTTCTCAAATCTGTTCTTTGAACTGCCTGTTCTATTAGCAGTTAAGAAAGTAACAACAGCATTGTCTGCTGGACTAGATGCTAGATTTGGACTGATACTTAAAGTAGCACCACCTGCTGTGACAGTTGCATCTGCTAGTACTGTGTATACTAGATTTACTCCAGCTATTGTAAATGTATCACCCTCTTGTGGGGCAGAGGTAAGACCATCAACAATTAAACTAGCACCTGTTTGTGATCCACCGTTAACGAGTACAGTACCGTAGCTAGGTATATTAATCTGAGTCCAACCAAAGCTAGAACTTTTAAATACAGAATTATTGCGTACTGCAAGAACATTACTACGCCATGCAGCCAATCCAATAATTGTTCCAGTGTTACTTGTTACAGTAATTACTGCAGCATTTGCTGGGCTGGATGCAAGACTAGTTGTGAGTGTTAATGTTGCACGTTTAAAAGTAGAGTTGTACGAAACACCACCTGCTGCTATAGTATATGTTCCTGCTACACCTGCAATAGTAAATGTAGTTCCCTCTGCAGGTGATGTATATAAATTTGCTACTATTAAAGTTGTTCCTGTTTGACCACTACCATGAACTCTGATACTGGCATACGAAGGAACAACAGCAGTATCGTACTTTTCAAATCCTTCAATCCTACGATAGCCACCCTCAACAGAAGGTTCAAAGTTACGTAGAATCCTAGCACTACCCGGCAAAGATATACCATGCTGTAGTGGAGACAAGTTTGTTACTAGACCACCCCTAAACTCAAACGGGTATGTCTGCCATTTATCTGCCATTAGGAAACCCTAGAGCCAGCAATAGTACGTTTGTTATTTGCTAGTGCAGTTCCTCTTACGTAGTCATACCGATTGATTAGTATGATACGCATATGCTTAATGCCCTCGTCAAACTTAGCTTTAGCGATAGCTGCTGCTTGTTCGTTACTACGGAACATATAAGCATAGTACATAGCACCTTCGTCAATGATGTGACGATACATCTCAGGAATGATAGGGGTATCCGTAGCATTCTCTAGAGGAGTAGTACTAGCATAGTATTCGTATACTAAAGTAAAAGCTTCTTTAGGTGAAGGCACAACCCCGTATTCACGATCAGGAGTTTGGAATACATATTGGGGGATGCTGCGAACACTAGTGTCAGCTGTGTACTCTTGATCAGCAAACTTCTCTAAGTACTCTTCATAAGCAATAATACGAAGTTTAACTGTGTCGTTATTAAATGTAGAATTCTTCTTAATGCGGAAAGTATCGAAGTCAATAGTTTTCGCATTAGCAGGATAAGCATAGCGAGTAGTACCCGCAACGAGTGGAGTTTCTTGTGTAACATGATTCCAGTGCCATTGAAACTGCAACTGGTTGATATCTTGTATTGCTGAGTTTACTGCATCTTTAGCATGCGAGTAGAATCCTTTAGCACTAGCAAAGTTAGCACTTGTCAACTCTACTTCATTAAGACGTTTGTTAACGTCATTAACCAAACCTAAGAAGTTATAAGCCACGCTTTGCCTTTATTCTAAAGAAAGAAAGTGGGGGCTTGTGACCCCCACCCCACTACATTAACCGATTAGGCTAATAAATCACGATCTACTTCGTTAGCTACGATACGACCATCTACATTCATAAGCACAGCCCAAACACGGACTACGCCAGAAGTAGGAGCAGTAGTAGCAGCTTGAATTAACAAGTCAATTGTGTCAGCAGTTGCACCGACTACAACAGGCTGGAATGCAGCAGCATTTTGTGCATATGCTCCAGCAGCAGCAGCGTCAGCATCAAAGCCGTCAACAAAGTTATCAACGTCAAGACCAGTACCTAAATCAAATGCATTGTCGCTTGACTCACCGCCTAAAAGTGTGGTTACTTCCATACCAGCATTTAAAATAAGTGTGTTAACTGGTACAGTGATGCACTCGATAACGTCAGCAGCTGCCAAGGCAGAACCTTTAGCAGTAGCTGCAGCAGCAAAGTCAATGTATTTTTCTACTAAATACGGTACAGCAGCAGCGGTACGACCTGCTGATGCTCCACCTGTTGCGAGGGTTGTAATTGTTGCCATTTTTATTTCTCCTTAAATTGATTAAGCTGCGTTGTAACGGGCAACAACAATACCTTCTGGACGAAGAATCTTGCGACCATACAAATGCATACCACGTACAATGTCAGCAAAGCTGTCTGGATCACGATAGCTCTCAGTCTTGGTGATTTGCTGAGCAGAAGCAACAGCAGAATCATGACCAGCAACAACTACACCAAAGTTGCTAGATTGGGCTGAGGCACCAGAAGTACCAGCACCAGTACCAACCTTAGGCAGATTGCTCGAAACAAATACACGGAAACCGTGGAGGTTGTTAAGGATCAAACCGTTTTGCAAGCCAGAGCCACCGAAGTCACCGTTCAAGAGTCGGCTGTCTTCGTCTTTTAAAAGCTCAACGAAAACTGGATCGACAACTAACCAACGACCTTGTGTATCAACTTGTTGCTGGTCTAACAAACGACCCATACGAGCAATAACTTGCAGTGGTGATACTACAGTTGTTGGCAGTGCTGTTGCACCGGGCAGACGAGCAGCTAAAGGAATCGAATCGCCAGTAGAACCAGCAGATGTCAATTGACCAAAGCTTGGACGGCTCAACTTCATGGAAGACAACAACTCATCGCTACCAGCAGTACTTACAGCTTTTGTGCCGGGGAAAGTTGTACGAACTGTGTTTGGATCGCCATGCTTAGCAGACTGGCTGAAACCAGAAAGATAGCCAAGAACGTCTTGGTCATACTGGTCACGCAAGCGATAAGCTGCACGATCAGAAGCCATGCTCATGAAGTTAACGTGGCTATGTGCTGCTTCGATATCGTCAATCTTGAATGCGAAGTAGTTAGCTT